GTGAGGATGAAACATTCAGAAAGGATGACTCGCTTACTGGGAACTATTGCCAATAGAGTCTTTTGGCAGGAAGATAGATTCGACTATCGACCAATTTATTATTTTGAAACATATTTTGGAGATGATCCATTCAAACCAGAGGCAATTATCTACCCCCTTCTAAATAAGACATCTGATTTATCAAATACAACTAAATTACAATGGGGATATTGGGATGCTGAAAAATATGCCGTACTTAATGAGGATGGGAAAATTTTAAGTGAGCAACCAAACCCATACGGTATTTTACCGTTTGTTTTCACCCACAGGGAGGATCAAATCGATTCTTTCTTCGTTGAAGGTGCGAGTGATATTGTAAATTGCAATGAACAGGTCAATATAGGGCTTACAGAGATGAATCTCGGGATGAGATTTAATATGTTCGGTCAGCCATGGGTAAAAGGGCTTCGTAGTGACCAAAACTTAATGAGAGCGGGTTCTAACGAAATACTTGATATGGGCGATGAAGGAGAATACCACGTAACCTCCCCAAGTGGCAATGTGCAAGAATCGATAGATAATATTAAATTTCAAATTGAACTTGTAGCTTCTAATAATCACTTATGGGTTCAATGGGCAGAATCTGGCGGTGAAGTCCCTTCGGGAATTAGTCTAATGATAAAAGACCTCGAAAGAAAAGAAGATTACTTTGATGACATAGCCCTATGGAGATTATATGAAAAAGATTTTTATTCTGTGGAAAGAATTATTGCTGAATATAATGGTATTATGTTACCTGAAGATTTTGGAATCGACTTCGAGGAAGTGGAATATCCGACAACAGTACAAGACCAAATCTTAAAAGATCAATTCGATTTGGAACAAAATTTAATTACTCGTGCCAAAATTATGGTAAGAGATAATAAAGACTTAACAGTCAAACAAGCACAAGGAATAATCGATGACAACAGGCAAACCAACGAAACAGAGTCAAAACAGTCAATCTTTGCTCAATTCCGTCAGGAAACTGGATCAGATCAATGATATTGAATTTGAATTAGAAGGTAATATTGCTGAAATAATCAAAGACCCTTCTGCTTGGGGAGAGCGTCAGGTGGAAAGATTGATTCTCCAGTATCAGGATGAATATTTTGAAGCGAAAAAATTAGGGGAGGATTTCTGGAATGAAGTTAGAGATAAAAGTCGGGGTTGATTTCGGCAAACTTGCCAGTGATATGCCTAAGTTAATTGATAAATTTGTATCCGATAGTTTTGTCGGGACATCTGTAGAGTTATCCAAAGATTTTATAAAAAGCGGCAAGGTAAAACCAAAACTTAAACAGTCTACAATAGATAGGCGTAAAAGAGGTAAATATGGTGGGAGTACGCCACTCTATGAATCGGGGGCTTTACACGACAGTCTAAAGAAGACAAAAGATGGGATGGAGATGGTTGGTTATGCACCTGCTCACCATAGTGGGCATAAAACTGGGCATTTCCCACCCAGACCATTTATAGTCATACCGAAACTGGAAGATATACAAAAAACCTTCACAGATTCTATCAGGGAGTCTCTCTACAGAAAATCACCACTTGTATTAAAAACATAAGGGTAGTATATTATGGCAGACAAAGAGAGATTAGATGACAAAGATAGAGAAATACTTTTATGGATTGCTCTCGGATTATCTTACGATGTGCGAATCTTCACAGAACGACTTAGACAAGAAATTGAACGACTTACACGAAGTGGCGTTAGCGAACAATCAATTATTGGGGTTCTTGGTACGGATTTTAGGGAAAGAGGAAGAATCTTTGGGGAGTTCGGCAACTCCATTAAGCGAGGAGTTGTTGGAGGAATTAACCAAGCATTCCGCAGAAGCGGAGAAATGGGGCGAAAGTTGAGATGGGTTACTGTCTCAAAGAATGTATGCCCTGATTGTGAAAGCAGAGCTGGAGAACTTGACACATGGGAAGGCTGGGAATCAAGAGGGATGCCCGCTTCTGGATGGAGTGTCTGTAAAGAGTATTGCTACTGCCAGCTAATGCCAGAAGACATTGAGATTAATGATACAATAAAAATATGAAAAATTATAACATAAAACGATGGGTTTGTGATGATTGTGCATGGGATTGGAATACTCTTGCTGTTGGTAATACCAATGAAGAGTGTCCAGCTTGCAATTCATTCAATGTGAGAGAATCTATCGTTTCGGCAGAAGCTGACTTCCTCGAAGAAGTTGAAGAAGAGTTTGCCGAAGAATTAAAAACTGATTATTAAATAGTTTTTTAAGCATCGCTCATTGTGAGGATGCCAACTTGCATAACAATAGGAGTTAATAATGAAAATAGCAAGAGTACCAATTCATTTCAATCGAGATGAATTTCTAACACCCTTTGACACAATGTTTGATAAGATTGTGCAAAGCCAATTCCCGAACTTCCAAAAAGAATTTGGAATTTCATTCAAACACGGTTCTTTCCCGAAGGTAGATGTGGTTGATTACGACGAATGCGTTGTAATCGTCGCTGAAATGCCCTCAATGAAGAAGGAACGACTCAACATCGACGTAGAAGACAGAGTCCTCACGATCAGTGGTGATAAGCACCAGTTAGAAGATGAAGATGCCCGTTATATTATGAGAGAACTAAAGCACTCCTCATTTAAGCGTTCATTTCAATTAGGTGATAACTTATCTACTGAAATCACTGCCAAATTTGAGGATGGTGTACTTAGAATCGAGATTCCGAAGAAAGAACATTTGGAATCAGACAAGAAGCAAATAGATATTAACTAAATGCCAATATCGATATATTAGATTCTACCTAAAGGTATTATATATTATATCTATATATATACGTTAGTATATATGGTTCGAAAAAATCAGACATGGTTTTCAGTGTCTCACCGAGGGTGGGGATAGGCAAAAAAGGGCTTACCCCACCCAATTAATTGGTATAGGGGGGTCAAAGGGGGTATACCGAAAAATCGGTACTGGTTTTTTACCTGTAAGTTTAGTAATATTGAGAGATATGGCAGAATTAGCTATTTTCGGCTTTTATTACCTTTTCTTGCCATTCTTTCGTTTGATTTGGGGTTTTCCGACCCCTTGGTAGGATTTCTACGCCTACATTCTTTGCTCTTGTACGCCATTTGGCAGATTCCCTACGTTTCTCCATAGTATTCTCCAATTTACGTAGCTCTGCTTTCTCTTGAGCCTTTGTTTTGGGTTTTATTTTTTTCTCGTAGACTGGTCTTTCTGGCATAACCGTAAATTCTGCTTCTTGGACACTCTCATAGCGTTTAGGAGATGCGTTATCGAGAAACTTCTCAAATGGGCTTTGTGTATTATTAACTTCGACCCTTTTTATAAGTTTGCCTGAATGTTCAAGAATAAGCCTACCCGCTTGAACATTACCTGCTTCAGCTTCTCGTATCATAGCATTTAAAATAGATGGCAGTTTAGACCCGAAAGAAATCATATACTTCTGATAGAACACCTCTACAAACTCAGGGTCTCTCATCCATAGATGTACAGTTGCTTTGCTAACTCCCGCCTCTTCCGCTACTTCATCCATCTTGGCATTAGGGTATGCTGTCATAAATTCCAAAGCACGAGCCTTTGAAGGCTTCCATTTATCTGGTAAATTAACGCTCATATAGGACTTCCCCTTTATATTTGCTATAATATATACGACTTTACGACTTTAATACAAGAAATATTATATTATATGTATCATCAACTACTTATTTTGCCTGAATCCAGAGAAGGCACAAATACTACTATAGCAGTAAACACTAAAACTACCCCTTCTTTTCTTCTTAGGACTTTCTTCTAAATCCTTTTATAATTGGACTTAGAGCAAACAATGCTATATTTCATTTTGAGAGGTGCATGGAAACCCCCACCTTCAGAAATGACCATCCCCCCCCACCCCCCAAAAACCTTAAAAAAACCTTAAATTAAGATTTAATTAAGAAATTAAGATTTTAATAAGATTGGGGGGTTGTTTGGATGTATCCCAAAGCCAAAAAAGAAAAAATAATAAATTAAAAAAAGCTTGCAAGGGTTAAAAATAATATGTAAACTCCAAACGAAATGAGAATCAATAATCAAAAAAAGGAGAGTAAATAATGAAATTATATGAACAAAAATCAAGTGAAACCTATTCCTGTGGGATATGCTCACGTGAAGTTAAAAAGGGTGAGTTTCATCACGACCACGACCA